TATTAGTTGAATTAGACTGAACGTCATAATAACCACCACTGTTTACTAAATATGCATCAACTACAGAGTTAATATTAATATTAGGATCTGGGTGCGTTTGACCCACTCGACCTTCAATGTAATCTGAAGCATATAATTTAGTTGCAGTTGTATTATAATCGTTAGTTTTAAACAATACAGTAGGTGTGTAACCAACTGATGTAGGAACGTTTATATAAACTTCGTGATATGTGTTACCTTGATATGCAACATCATTCTCTACATCAATTGTCCCTAAGTATTTTACAACTCGGTCATAATTTTCACTAGCGAATGTTCCGTTGATCTTCTCGGTATAATTACCCAAAAGTGTTTGATTAGAATCAGCAGCTATAAAATCAATAGCACCTAAAGAAGATAACCATTTAAAGAATATTTTCTCTGAATCTGATTGTAAAAGTATTGGATCGTAATCATCATCTTTCAATAATAATTCTTCCAAGTTTAGTACGTAATTTTGAAATGTCTGTGCAAAATCAACATTAGGCATCCCAGCAACATATGCTTGGCCCGAAGGTTGTTTAAGATTTGATTCAAAATCTATTACGTTAGAACCGTTAACTGAATCAGTAAAATCTGGAAGATCTAATAAAGCGTATTTACTAAACTCAAAATTTAAATCTGAACTGTTAAAAGCTCTAGTCATGTCTCTTGCTGAAGAAGCAAAAGCATACATTGTGCCTCCCATGGGCTGCGGTATTCTAACTAGAGGAGTTGCCATCTATTATTAAGTTTTGTTTTATACTATTGTTGTGTTATGTGATGAAATAACGTACCATACGTTTTCAAAACATCTTAATGTAACTGTTGAGTTCAATCCATCTAATGTAATTGAAGCTGCAGCTAAAGTTGAAGCACTTGCTTCGTGTTTAACTATTTTCGCAACATTTGCTGTATTAATAATTGTTACTTCTTGACCGTCATTAGATGCTGGTAAAGTAAAATCACTTCCAACAAAGTATGCTGATGCTGTGATAGCTCCAGTAACTTGTGTAGTTGGTATAGCCTTCGTACCTAATACTCCGCTTTTTTCTAATGTTCCTCCAATTTTAGTAGTACCATTAAACACAACATCAGTTGTGAATTCTGCACCTGAATTGTTAACAGACAATAAGTTTGTACCATTGTATACAACTGCTAATGATGCAGTAGAAATACTAGCTAATCCGCTTAGTGTTAATGTGGTTGGGTTTAATAGAGCCGTAACAGATGCTAACGCATCGTTTAATAACTCAAAGTTACTATTGATGATTGGTCTCGATGAAGAAACTGAGTCAGTTCCTAAAATTTCAGTAATGTTTGCCATTTTATTTGTTTTATTATTTTACTTTTAACATATTTCTTTTTACAATGTTCTTATTGCCGTGTGTGTCTTCCGCTTCTAATTGAATTGAATAGTATCCAGGTTCTTTAAAGACATACGTAAGCCACATATTATTATAGTATATATCAGTGATTTCTGGGTTAGTTATATTAGTTATAGTCCATTTGGCCTTTTTCTTACCAGGGAACTTAGAAATATCAGTAGAAATTGTAACATGTGTAGATCTTTCTACTTCAGCATAGTCACTGAACACTCTTGTATCATCCCATGTTGGATTAAAGTGTTGTACGTGTGTTTCTCCAGAAATACTCTCAGATGTATCCCTTGTAGTATTTAGAATACTAATAGATTCAAAATCATAATTCCTAGAATATTCCCAACCTACTACCATCATAAATCTAAACACATCAACAGTGTCATCATTATCTGTATCTTCAAATACAGCATTAAAATTAAATTTACTAATAATTGTATCATTGCTCGCATTCAATTCATTCATAATAGCTTTCCAACCAGCGATATCGCTCATGGATATCGGAGTCAAACTAGCGATTATATGTTCACCTATTGATTCTACACCTGTTTTAGGATCTTTATATGTAATGCTCAATTTCTCACCTTGTCGTATATCATTTATTTTGAAACTAGCTGTTAAATCAGGTCCAACTCTCATGTAATCCCATGCTAAATGTTCAGTATCGCTCCACTTAAAGGTAGACTCGCTCCATTGATATGGTCCAGTTGTTTCGCTAAAACCAGTATCTGAATAAGTATCAACATATCTTCTAACTGTAGAAAATCTAACGCCTTGATCCGATTCCATGTGTACGTAATTCGCTCTATCCAACGTCAAATACAATGTAGCTATATTTTCGTCTATTGTAGTTTTATTATCTTGAGGAGAATTCCAATAACCACCAGATTTTGACCATGTAAGATCTTTGTTATCCCATGATTGATCTTCCAGCCATTTATAAATTCCATAAAGTTCTAGTTGTTTTAATTTAACATCTATAATATCCTTCATTTTATAATGAGACCTGTGTCCAAATAGATCATATGTTCTCATCTCTACGTCGTACTTGTCATTGTGCGGTAATATCAATGGAAGTATTAAGTAGTCATCTATAGCTCCTCTATATGTCTGGCTGTAACCTCTTGTTTTACCAGTAATTACCCATTCTATTTCATAAACCCATGCTTTCCACCAATTCGCCCAAGTTACTTTTAAACTAGAGTTTGGATCTTCAGCATCTTCCCATGTAAATTTAGCCTCGTCCCATATATCATCAAATGATTCTGTTCCGTCTAATAATACAGGACATCCGATTGGAATATTAGGATTGTAAGAATGTAATTCTTGATTATGATATGTGTCATAAAATTTACTAATCACATCTTTTAATTCTGTCAATGTACCCTTGATTGGTAATAAAGCAAATGTTAACACTTGTCCTTTAGTGTTTCCAGTAAATGTAGGGTTTGCTACCCAGTTGTTTTCGTTATTCCAAGTCCAGTATGTGTTATTGGAAAGCACTTCATATGTGTCTCCGTCAAATACGTTTCCATGTACATGATCTCTAATATCTCCGGTTAAAATATCTTCGTTCCCGGTTCCTAAATTTAAAAACAAATTATAATTAGTTGCGTCATTGTTATGATCTAATGATGGCTTTAATACCATTGATAAATCCTCTATAAAAAGTTCTCTCCTTTCAGGCGTAACCTTAAATTTAATAGCATGGCCCTCGCTGAAATAACCAATCGGGTTTTGATTATGCCAAATGTTTATGTTTCTTTGTGTAAAATAATCACCTTCAGCTGTGATGTCAATGATCTTAGCCTGTAATGGTAAGTACTCTTTTTGTAATTTAGATTTTAAACCATATAATTTAATTAAAACTTCTTGCGGAGTATAATCAAAGGTTTCAGTTACATTAGGAATATCCCATTGATCAAACGTACCGTTAGGTTCATTTAATCTATAAACAAGACTAAACTTACTAGTCTTTTTCATAGTGCTCGATGGCAACTTGAATTTTAATTTCTTTCTAGTAGCTTCACCTCTTACTGATGACTTAGGTACAGGAACTGCAAATAATTTACCGAAATTCTTAACCGAATTATCGATGTTTAACCAATATTCTTTTAATGTAATCTTATCGTAACCAAAGAAATCTATTGCATTTAAAACTGCTTTATAAGTTCCTACGAATGGTTTAATATTGTGAAGCTCTAAAAGAAGTTCCTTTCTTTTTCTATTTAATAGAATATAATCAGGTGACATTTCACTAATGTCATGATCTTTAAATAATAGAAAATCTGATTCCGCTAATGTAGCACCAAAATTAGATAATAAAACTTTAAGTCTTTCATCTTCAGGAACTACTTCACCATAAACCTCTATTATAGCAACTAATGTTTTAATGTTATTTGTTACACTGTATACATTTAAGTTTCGTACATGTGGTCCAGCGATTGTAGAGTTTAACGTTATATTAAGTTGAATTGCTGTATTGTCCTGTGTATTTAAATGTTTTACACCTGATACAATACTATCAATATTAGTATTATCAAACAAAACAACTGATTGTGATTTTAATTCTTTAACTACTGGAATATTACCAGTATTATCAATGTCATATAAAATGATAGATTTACTATCAAATTTGTTTGTTTCTTCCCATTCAAATGAGAACTTAGTGTCATCTGCTGTTTCTGCAATTGGAAAGTTTATAGTTACATCACCATTGTGAATACATTCTTCAAGAATGAATAAATTAATAGTTTCATATAAACCTGCTGAAACCTCAGGTAAGTAAACAGTACCCTTATATACACCGAAAAGATCCTTCTCGAAGTTTAAGTCGTATTCTAATCCCTTGAAAAATCTTAAATTATTATACATTATCTTGTTCCTTTATCGTCTTCTTTGACGGTGTAATTTTTATAGTTCTTTAAATGTCTTACACCTTTTAATAAGTTTTTTAAACTATCGTCTAAGAATATTAAAAAATGTTGCATTGTTTCGTTTCTTTGAATATGTCCAGATAATGATCTACCCATAAATTCACTAGGTGGTAAGTTTTCATAATCGTAACCGACATGTAGCCTTGCGTCCTTTCTAGTTTTGGAAAAGTCATATCGATTGCTTCTCTTGTATCCAAATAAGTTTGTGAATAATCCCATTATTTAAGTGCTCTTCTGTTTCCTGCTTGTACTCTAGTATATATTGTCTTCGGTACAGGTGTACTATCGAAGTTTATACTAACTGCAGCTTCCGCATTTAGCTTCACATCATCTTCAATGTTATCACCGTCTCTGTCTAACCATCCACCTCTAAATACAGCAACTTCTTCTTTATCCATAACAATGTCACCCCATTGATCTAAACCTTTTACATCATATGGTATATTAGTGGTTGCAGATACTGGTATCATTTTAACAGTTTCTATCTTTTTAAAGAATATATGTTTTTGTTTACCATTGCCAATCGTTTCCAATACCACTGGTTCTTGTGGAACAACATTAACATTAACAGATTCATAGTAACCTAATCTTCTAGCTTTTTCTTCAGTTTCAGAAATGAATCTAATATTAACTGAATCAATACCAGCCACTTCTTCCAATATATAAACAATATCGGATTTTGGTAATTTATCTCTTCTAGTGATATTCAATAAATAATCAGACACTTTACCTCTAACTGCTGTGAAAATTTCATCTTTAGTATAACCTTCAAAATATCTAATATTAATATCCATACTATAATATCTAATCTTGGGTTTAACAAATACAACTTCAGTTGTTACCATTTGTTGTCCGCTATCTTCTAATACTCTGTGCATTGCATCATATTCACCTTGATCTAAAAACATTTCCTCTTGTGGAATATTAAAATAATCTTGTGTCTTTGCTAATTTCTTATTAATATCTGGAACAGCGAAAATATAAATTACATTATCATCATCTAAATACTGATCATCTGTAGTGTTATATGCATCTATATAAGAAAACATATTATATCTTGATAAGAAGTACTCATAGTTATCGGGTGTAGCTAACACGAACGACTTACTAGCCATTGGCGTCATTATCTTTGTAAACTGTGTACTTTCTCTATCACTACCCATTTTAGGTGATGATGAAATAGTCACATCCAAGAAATCGTTTAAATCGTGTTCAGCTCCATTTGAATCAGTACCTTTAGCATCCCATTTGATAGTTAAATCTGGCGAGTCATCTAAATTTCCAGATAATCCAGCATGCTTTACATATTCTATAGCAATTGACGCACCATCAGCCGGTACAAGTCCAAAACTATTATTACCGAAATAAAGATCTAAACCTCCACTAATTCCAGTTTTAATTAAATATGCTTTTTCATTTGCACCTAAATCATATAAAGATTCGTGCTTTGTCCAAAGTTCTCCGTTAACGCTTACGCTAACTTTGCTATGATCAGTTATTCCGCCAGTATTGATACTGAATGATTGTAATTTAGTACCATTAGACGTTACTGTTTGTGATTCAAATTTACCTTGAATGATTGCAGTATTAATAGAGTTAAAGTTTGATTTTTCTAATTTAAATTTATCAACCGAATTCAAAAGAGTATATGTTAATCCGTTTGCATCAAACTTGAGCTGTGCTCTACTGTCCATGTTTAAAGTATTTCCAGCAATCTTAACCATATCAGCACCTGGTTTCCATCTAAATTGAATTTCTCCAGTTGCAGCAAATCCTCTAGTTGCATCATGTCCTGTCAATCTAGACATTCCATATATTGATTCAGGCTGTTGTGCGGTATATATGTTTTGTTCTACAACAGAATCCTCTATATAAAACATTATAAGATCAACCATTTCCGATAATACACTTATTATTTGCGCAAACGGAGATGCAACAGTAAACAGAGCATTTGCTCTATTATAAACCCTAGAGATATATGTTCTAGCATCGCCCTTTATAGCATCTGCGCTAGCTCTAATTGTACTTAAAAATTTTAATTCTGCCATTATTATTATTTACTTTTTTATAGCATGCTTATTTTAATAGCATATTTGCCGTCTATTGTAATATCTATGAATGCTATATCTCTAACTTCACCTTTCATGAAGTCAACTTTAACATCTACATGGTACTTGTTTGCTAATGGACAATACGCCGTAAGCTGCTGACCAATAGTCGCGCGTATATCATGCTCATTTGCATTGAAACTATATATAAGGTCTTCCAGATTGCAACCAAAGTTACTATCTCCCATTACTTCGCCTTTATTAGTGAATAATATTGTTTGAATCTGTGTGATCAACATTTCTATTTCACTATTAGTTTGAATCTGTGTCCCATCGTAATTAGGATCACTTGGGTATTTTATATATAATTCCATCTAAGTATGTATCTTATTTATTATGAGTGCATCATCCAATCGACACCTTCGTCATCGTTAATCTCTTCTTCAATTGCAGATAGCTCATCATCTCCCATTGATTTAATACTCTCATAATCAAATTCAACATTACCAGGTAATGCAAACTTAAAAATACCAAGTTTAGTACCAATTGATTGTTTTACTTTAGCGCTAACATATCTAAAGAATATTTCATCATCGTATAATGCACAATCTGGTATCGTTTCATATACTTGTAAAATAACATCACCCTTGGGTGTGTCTCCCATAAATTTCAATCCTCCAGTTAATCTAGAATAATCATAAGAAATAGGATTTTCTAAAATCTGTCTAGACAAATCAGCCATAGAAGCATTCAATACATAATATTGTAATTCTTCAGCAGCTTCTGCCATTCCTGATCCTTCGTACATTCCTCTAAATAACATTCGTTCCATAGAGAAATCTCCACCACTTTGAAATCTAACATCTAAACCTCCACCGCTAAATGAATTCTTTAAATCATATAAACCATATACAGAGTAAACTCCACCACCACCATCGGCACTTGCGCCTGGTAAATTAAGAGTTCTATTACTCTTGAAATACGCTGTTGAAAACACAGAGTTTGGTATATGATAATAATTCTCTCTTACAGAATACTCATATTTTTTATAGAACCATTTCTTAGCTCTTTTAATTATATTAATAATTTCTTTTTGTGGCAAGTTAATAGGAACCATACATGCTCCAGTAATTTCATCGCCTAATTCATCTAAGAATGCATTTAAACAATTTGCATCAAACGACCTTCCAGTTGTTAAATCGTTATTTGATCCGCTTCTAATTTCACTCATTTTGTCTTACTTTATTTTTTTACTAACTACTATTTCAGTATCTTCAAATCTAGCATCCTTTGTCATGAAGCCTTCTCTAAATATACCACCAATCATTTTACCTTTAAACATTGTATCTCTTCCTGCAACATAACAGTTTGTTAATGTACAACTACCATGTGTATAAGAAGATTCAACTTTAGAATCCTTTGCTTTAGTTCCTTGATATAAACTACCAAACTTTACAGCAGATCCATCTATTTTACAATTATAAAAACTACAATTTTCAATATTCCCTGCAAGTTCACAATCAATGAATTCAAAGTTCTCTAACATATATACTGTTGGGAATTTACCGCCCTTGACTTGTACAGCACCGTAATCAGAGTCATAATTAATAATCCCAGCAGTCATTGATCCATTTACTATAAGATCCATCACCCTGGTTTTAAATCTCTCCCAGTGCACCTTAACAATAGCAGGATTATCTTGTAAATCTGCCAATATTTTAATATCTGGCCAATTCTCAGACACTTTAGTGTAGTCTTTCAACATATCTGAGATTGGCTTATTTTTATTTAAAATTCTTTGTAGTTCAATTTTGTTTTCTGCAGTAAATCTAGGATCATTGCAAGATTTCCACATACGTTGTAAGAACCTCTCAGTTAAATAAAGAATATCGTCTACTCTCTTTTCATAACCTTCCCCGCCAATATATCTAAATTCTAAGTAATTCTTTTCACTCTTAGAAAAGTTTATACCGTAATATTTGGTGTCTGCGAATTTATATTGATTTGATGCTATTTGATTTGCATCGAAGTGAAATGATTCCCATTTAGGCATAATCCATTTTACACTTTTAGCATAAGCAGAATGTTCTCTGTCTGGGAAAAACTTATAAACTTGTGCTTCATCGAATTCTAATATGAATTTAAGAATATTCATTTTAGAAACCATTGCAGGATCTTCTAAGTATTTTTTATCAAATGATAAGTTAATGTGAATTGATGCTCTATCATTGGTATACCCGTTTTCGGCTATCCAATTAAGCATTTGAATAACTACTAATCTGGCATTTCTATATGGAATCGGACCAGTAACTAATTCAATTAGTCCTTTACCGCCAGACATATCTGGCTCCATTTTAAATTCATCAGCAGACGGTACAAAATCTGAATGAGCTTTGATTTCTAACCTAATTTTTCGATCTAGAAGTTTAGCCAAAGATTTTTGGGTAGCTTCTAGATCGATATTAGAATAGAATTCAAACTCTAATCCCATCAGTGATGAGTTAAGAATTGATTCTCTTGAAGAATCTATAGATAGTTTTTGCATATTAGATTATGATATTATCGTTTCAATATATATCACACTCTCGTTGCAATAGTTATTGAGGCATTTTTAAGAATACTTTCATTGCGTCAACATCAATTCGGGTGATCTGAACGGTAATTTTGTCACCGCTTGAAAATACATCCATAAGATCTTCACCAACTTCACTGACGTGTAACAGTCCAGTTACGCCTTCTTCTATTGTAATGAATAAGCCGTAATCCTTTTTAGTCTTAACAGTCGCTTCAATAGTACATGGCATTTGATATCTTGAAATTATATCATTCCATGGATTAATCACAGCATTTGCCTTTTGAGTAAGTGTGATTTTAGTATTACTAATGATGTCTTTAACAATAAATGTAATTTCATCACCAGGTATAATTTGTCTTGCCTTGAATTTAACTAAAGTTTCCTCATCTAAATCGTTATTGTGAATCATTCCAGTTAAGCAACCTTTAAATTCAACAAATACTCCATATTTTGCAGATCCAGTTACGTTTCCAGTAAGTGTCTCTCCTTGATTTTCTTTTAATTTCTCTAGTTCTCCTGGAATTAAAGCTTGTAAGTATTTTCTATGTGAAACAACTAACGTACCTCTTTCTGGTGAGAAACTTACAGGGACAACATACATTTCAGTTCCTATAATAGAAGAAAAATCATGTAGTTTATTAATACCTGCTAATGATCCTGGCATGAAACAATCAACGCCTTGTACATTTAGCATGTAACCACCATTTTCAATCATATGTGTTACTTTACCGATCCATGCAGTGTTGCCTTCTTCGACAGCTTCTCTAAGATCCATAAATACTCTATGTTTAATACCACCGCTAATTGATCCAAGCGCATGTGAATTGTTAGGTACTTGTGTAATTAATACAGATGTTGGTTCTCCCGGTTTTAATGCTTGAATGTCTGCTGGTTCTTTAGCATACTTAACGTAAACGTGTTCTCTGTACCCGATGTCAACACTAAAGAAGTCAGAGTCGACCGCGTAGATTGTACCTTCGTGTATTTCACCTAAATTTAATACTGTAACTAATTCTCCATTACTTTCGTTGAAGTCTTCTAGCATATCATACATTTCCTGTGCATATGATTCTCTAGAGAAAACCCTATCACCGTTTTTTGTTTTGATGTGTGGGTTGTGTTTTCTTGTTTTAGATGGGCAAGTAGCTTCGTAAGCGTCCCACATAAATTCACCAGATTCATCGTAAAATTGTTCTTCTGGTACTATTGGTTTAAAGTTTTCGATTGCGTTTGATGGTTCTTGAAATGGAACCTGATCATTTTTTACTTCGCTAATTCTAACTCTTTTGTTTTTTTCGTTGTTCATTTATTTTATATTAAAGGTGTAACATATTATATATCCTATTTTATTTGCTAAAAAACAACCGGTACCATGCCGATCATTGGTATTGGCCCAGCAGGCGTTGGTATTCCACCCAAATATAATAGTTTAAATTCTAGTAAATGTAATGCATATGCTGCTGCAACTGCAACTGATACTGCCATTGCAGGTGGTTGCGGTGCAGGAATCACACTGAATGTTTTCCCGGTGGCCCATGCCTTTCTTAAATTATTGCCTAATCTCTTTGCACTACCATAGTATATTGGAATGTAAATTCCTGTTAATGGTGGCGGTATCATAGCTGGCATTGCAGATGGCGAAGCTGCAAACGGTTGAATTAAACATGCGTACCAGTACGCAATTGTAACTTGTCCCATTTTTATCCATGGATCGCCTCCTGGCCAATCATAATCTATATTTGCATCAGGCTCTGCTTCATCGCATATGGCAGCACCTTCTATTGCATCTATTACTTGTTGTCTTGTAAATTTAAATTGAGTTCCACCAGTATTAGGGTTCATTGCAATAATATCTTCAGGACTTCTTACAGTATTTATATTTGCTGGTATTTTATTCCAACCTATTTCCCATTCAGAGATAACGTATTGTGTGTTTATATAAGCATCGCTTTTTTTCCACCAATAAACTGTACCTTCAGGGTCACTACTACTATCAAAACCAGTTGCAAATATACTAAGTGTAAATGATTTAGAAACTTGTGAACTATTATCATATGAAAAGAATGCAACAACTTCATCACTTAAAACTTTAGGGCGTTTGCTTTCATTATCCGGTAAATCATTCTCTCTATCATAAGATACCTGAATTTTATTTACAGACAACATGCATTCCGGTTTTTCTTTAGTGTCATATGGCCATGGTCTAATAATAGGACTAAATTGTCCAACATCAAATGTAGCAGACATATTGTCACGTGGATTCGTATATGTCGTAATATTAGTAAAAGAAGATCCCAAATTAATTACGTTGTTCGTTTCACTAGATCTGCTTACTTCAACTACAGTGTCGTCGTAATACGCACGTTGAATAGCCAACTTAAATTTACTGCTGATTGTGTTAACTACTATTTCCCAATCATAGCCTACTGAT